CAGGGATAAAAATCTTGCTAGAAGATATTGATAACGATTTACATAAATTAGATTAGACCAAGATTATTAAAAACCCTCTTATAAATTTTACAAGAGGGTTTCTAAAATAAGTTGCCTTATTAATTAGACAATTTCATCTTCAGGTGGACCATCGACTACCGCACCGCCGACATCACCCATATCGTCTGAAGCCGGAATTTCATCTGGCATATCTGGAGCATGGTGTGCACCAGCATCATCCATATGACTATCCAATGCAGACATACCATCGTCAGGTTGAGCTCCACCTGGACCGTCTCCACCAAAATCATCAGAAGGAGGAGGCATCATTGGATCAGGAGGAGGCATATCACCATCCATACCTGGAGGAGGCATATCATCCATCATACCTGGAGGAGGCATACGCACTCTTTGTTTGGTCTGCTTCTTTTTTAATTTCCTGAACAAGACGTTGCAAAAACCACCTTCTGATAACTATTGGCAAGTTGTATGCTTCGATGAAGCTCCAACCGCCATGATATTTCATTAAGAAGAATTCTTCGTAGACGTTCTTAATGTATTCATCATCTAGGCCAAAAAAATTCGATGGTGAACGGTACCTCCAGGACCGTTCGGTAATTGCAATTTTCACATTCAAATTCGTGATTCATTTCTACATTTGGCGTATTTCTTTTATAGACTTCACGCAAATGTTTGATATCTCGTGCTGGAACCCGTGAAATAAAAAGTTTTAGCACCTCGGATGATGTATCCCCATTGACGGAAATAACCATTGACTTAAGAACATCTTGCATAGAGGTTTCCAAAAGCCTCTTTTTTCTTTTTGATTCTTGCAGGCGAGAGAGATACATCTCTTCCTTTCCTGTTAGGAGCCTCGCCTCTACTTCCAATTTACTTAACGGGAGAGTAACAAGCATATTTCCTTCTGAATTCCATTTTACCTCACTTTCCTCTGGAGGGCTTAGTGTTTCTACGTCATCCAGATTATAAGCGACTTCATTAACATTGTTACAGCTAGGGCAATTAATTTTAGCATTATATTCCTCGCCATATCCAGACTTTCTTGTTGCAATCAATAATGCATTTCTATCGCCTGTCAGCATTGTCGATGGATCGATTGATTTATCAACGATAACGCTCTTAAGAAGACGCTCTAGAGCCACACCTTGCTTGATTAGGGTCTTAGAAGTAAGAATGTCTTCTTCTTTAGCTGTCATGAATTTAATTTCGACAGTTTGTTCTCCGTGAAGTCTGTGCCCTTCGGGATAATAATCCCCTCCCGATGGAAGCTCCACGAATTCTGTTGGTGTAGTGAAAGTTAGGGCACCCTCACTCAAAGCAGCCACGGGATCCGCGTCTGCCGGTTTGGTAGATTCAACTTCTTTGTTCAACCTACTCTTACTATTTCTAGCCAATTTTCACCTCATTTGTTAATTATTGGTTATTAAATATTAAACATTAAAAAATTCAGCTTCGCCGGATTTGCATGATGCCCAATCATATCGGAAGCTCATTTCGATCTCTGACAAATCTTCCGAAGAATAATCCAGATCTCCAAATCCAAGCTTGGTAATAATTGCGTTATTGAGGGTCCAAGTTTCTTGAGCCTCGCCTTCGCTATCGATTTGAGTTATAACAACTCGAAAAGCTTGGTTTTTGGCGATTGTCTGTGGATTAGCGTCCTTTGCTTCTTTTGGCCCCAGATATCCCATCTTTGTGAGCATCTCTAATGTTGCAGTAGTCGCATCGGGGGAAACAGGGTCTACCAGCGTCAAACTGATTTCATTCCACTCCACCGAGCCGGGATAATAGAATTTGTGACCGAGGTATTGCGTTTCTGCGGTGTTGACTGTAATCTCCGGCTTGCTAACTGTTTTTGCAAACCAAATTACTTGGTTCAAAGCTGTGCCGGTGGCTGCACCTGCAGTTAATTGCACTTTAAATCTATATTTTCTTTTAGGCTCTACTGTCGCGTCTGTCCAAAATTTATTTGCCATTGTCTCTTTTCTCCTTCTAGTCAGGCTTTATATAATGTAGTCTGTAATTAAATAATATTGAGGATTAAATTGCTTAATCTTCAAAGGATGCTCCCTGATTCGTAATAAAGAAATCAAGTGCAATATATTCAATTGCTTTCGCTGGTTTGATAAAAATCTTAGCGTAAACAATGTTCTGGTCTACCAAATCTGGCGTTGTGGTTGTCTCATCCAGAATTAGCTTGTATTCACTAATTCCAAGTCGACTTTTAACACTAGCAAGGAATGGATCAACAACTCCAATGAATCTGTTCCAAGTTGATTGAACATTTTGATCAAACAAGATTTGATTTGCAAAGATGCTTACCTGCTTCTTGACGAAAATCATCATGCGTCTAACATTAATTCTGTCTAGTGCAGATGGTGTAACTTGAAGAGTCTTTTGACCGAAGATAACAATACCTTCGCTCGGGAACGAGGCAATTGGGTTGATGTTTGCATCATATAGGTTATCTCTATCTCGCGATGTTAATTTTTGACTAACATTCAATACTGGGAGACCTGCTGCGCCGGTTGAAAGACCACCGCGATTGAATCCTGCTGGTGCAAACCAAACTTCAGTCGAAGCTTCAGAGGAAGCTAATGTTCCCAGTGCTACCACTGAAGGCGGAACCCAAAGTCTGTTGTTGGAGGTCGCCGTATCTTGGATTTGAACCCAAGGATAATAGGTGCATCCGTAAGAACTGTCTAATTGTCTCTCATCGAGTCCTTTCGTTGTTTCGGAAACGCTTCCTCGGCTCGCCGTCGACGCATAAGCTTTACCCTCTGGGAATGGCAAGTAAACATCTGGAAGGTCGATGATCGCCAGTGCGTCACCTCTTTCTTCGCAAGTCTCTACCAAAACGCGAGTTACATTCTCGTTTGTGATACCGGGGATCGTAGCAACATTCATTTCTACAACCTCTGGGTCGTTGATTAATTCAATTGCTGTTCTGACAGTATTGAGAGCATAATTGTTTTGTCTCGTTGCGCCAGTTGACATTCCTGTGTTTCTGAATGGTTCGATCTCTTTAATGTCTAGACCGTCAAAACCACCAAACATTGGTGCTGTAAATCTTGTCCATCCGTTGTCGATTACCGTTCTCCATCCCAAACTGCCGGTGGCACTGACAGAATCCTCGTCAGCGCGAGAGCCTGACAAATAATATGCATGGGTCTTTCCAGATGGCTGAACTACATCATCCAAAGAGAAATACCACATTGGCTCGGTAATGCTATCACTAACTTCACCCGAGAGAAGGTGTACCATATCTGACCAGTCTGGGCTGAACTGTCTGCTGTTGTATGCAGAAGTTCCATTTTCCAAGAAAGCATCGGCTTGTGCGCCAAAATAACTGTTTGTTTGATCATATGGGTCACCCGCTGAAGATGATTTTCTCAAAACCATTTCTGGGAAGTTTAAAGATGCAGTGTAATCTGTAATGTTAGAACCCGTTGCGAAAGACCATCCTGTTGGTTTGAGAGATGATGGTGCAATTTCTGTTTCTAGCGGATCTGCCACAGTCGCTGCGGCTGTAATCGATTTAAATTTCAATGGGCCTTCGACACCGAAGGGCAACATATTTGGATCTGCTGTTCCAGCTTGAACTGCACTGTTTACGACGATTCTGATATATTTTGAAGAGTTATCGTATTCACCGTATTCTCTGAGAACTTTTGTATTCTGATCCCAAACGACATATTTGTCACCGATCTTCTTGGAGATATAATTATCAGCAAGAGGATTGAGGCTCAAATTTGAATACCTTTCAACAACTTGTTGGTTTTTGTCGGTATCGTCTGTTTTTCTCAGAACCAAAGTAAAGGTGGCATAATTATTTCTGCCAGAAGTGCTTCTAGAATAAGTAAGGTCTTGAATAGACACCTTAATATTGTCTTGAACCCATTTACCCGGCTCTAAAGCGACAACTTTAAACAATCTCTGCATATTAGCCGGATTATATGTTGTCGCCTCTGTTGTTAAATCCTGAGAAAAGAACCAACCAGATTCAGCGGAAACATAATCAAGATTGTAATCTGCTTTGTCAGCTTTGTCGAAAGCCATCAAGAGACCGTATGATCCGCTGTTAATGTTGTCATCATTAATGTTCTTCTGAATAAACGATTCATATGTTTCACCAAGCCAATAGTATTGCCCGCCTTGGGATACGGAGGAAGATGGTACGACCGTAGTATTAACTGTTTGGGGATTGGTGTTGAAAACTTTTCTGATGAAGTTTCTTGATGAAGGATCGAAATTGAATTCTGTCTTGTGAACTGAATCTCCAGCTGCATCCAAGATTGAAGCCTTAAAGACTGGTCCGGAGGTTCCACCATCTGATGAAGTTCCGAATAGACCGTCGATGCCGCCCGAGGGGGCAGTTTGGCGTGCCAAGGAGCCTGTAAGAATCACAGCTCCGCCTGACTGAATATACCAGACAGCGGCTAAATACCCCTGCTTCTCACCGGGTGTGGCTCCACCGTCGCCTTGGTCACAAATAAACAAACCGAAAGCACCGCCATTAGATGCTACTGCTGTGTCGGTGTCTACGGTTTCCCAACCTGCGGCTCCGGCTGTTACACTATCTTGTGCGTCTAAACCAGCAAGTCGAACGATTGTAACTCCGTCTGTGCTGTTTTTTAAGTAAGCTTGAGCTGCGTATGCCGCATATGTCGGGCCTTGGTAATTGCCGTCTCGCCAAACGTCGCCGTTGGCTCTTCCCGGAACAGGGTTACCAAAAACTTGAACATATTCTTCAAAAGATCGAATTGCTACAGGTTCCATTGCTGGGCCTTGTGGCAAACGACCAATAATTACTGGTCCGGGGCTTGAATCAGCTGCTGGCAGCTGGGATTGGTCAATCTCGCGGGTAAAAACGCCGGGAGATACAAATTTAAATTTTTTAATTGACATCTAAAGATTCTCCTATCAAAATCTAG